CCATGAGTATAAGAGTGGCTAGCTCGTCAACAGTTGTTACTGCTACCGCTCCTGCCTCAGCAATTCCCGTAGGTACAGTAGAAGAAAGACCACAAAATCCTGGACACGGAGACCTGTATTTTAATACCACTCATGATACACTTGAGCAGTACACAAAAGGTGGATGGCAAAAAATGGGTTACCAAATTGCCATGGCACTAAAAATGAATAAAATGGAGTTGATGTAATGCCTGATTATACTTCGTTAGCGAATGAAATTACCGCTATCAAGTCGGAGATCGCTGCAAGCGTAGGTGCTTCTACCTATACTGCACAAGATCTTGTCTACCTTGCATCAGCACTACAAACTTTGGGCGGGATGCTCGGAGTAAATGACATTGTAACAGCTACAGCAGATAAAATTGCTGAAGTTAATACAGCTAAGACTACAGCTTTGGCTAACCTTGAAACAAAGAGAGTTAACTCATTAGCTGACGTAAATGCTGACAGAGCAACAGCATTGGCAGATATTGATTCTGCTAAAACAAGTGCTCTAAATCAAATTACTGGCGCATCAACAAATTTTAATGTGCTATTCATAGGGAGCATGATTTAATATGGCAATTCATTATAAGGTTTTGGGGCAGGTACTACCATCAGCAGCCTCAACATGGACACAGTTATACGCTGTTCCAACAGGTAAGGAGGCAGTATGCTCATCTCTTACTGTAGCAAATTTAACAGCAGATGATATCCTGTATCGTGTTCGTATTCGTGTAGCAGGCGCAGCTGCTAACGATAAGCAGACATTAGTCTATGACACAGCATCAGCAGGTGGAGTATCACAAGCACTACAACTTTCTATGACACTTTCAGCAGGAGATATTGTTGAAATTTATGCACCATCAACATCAATTGCATTCAATCTATTCGGATCGGAGCTTGATGCATAATGGCAGGATTTAATACAATCCCAGGAGTAGCAGGTGGCGGAGGCCAAGCAAACATGACTTTTGTTGCTTCTGTGCATATGCCTACATACAATAGAAGTTGGACACAAGGCGGGACTCCTGGATATTATGGAATGTTTTCTGCAAATCAAGAAAACGGATATGTTTACTTTGTAGGAGCAACAACGACTGGTGGTCCATTAAATAGACTTATTAATGTCACACACTCCTTTACAAGAATTGATATTATTGCTCCACAAAATGATATGGTTTCTTTATACAAGGCAAAAGTAAAAACTACAACATTATTTAATAACCCATTCTCAGCGTTTGCGTCATTCCCATCTGTAATTAGATCTTCTGGAAACTTTGTTCTTCCAAACAATGCACTTCCTTTGGTTAACGTAATTGTAAATGGCGGCGGAGGCGGCGGAGGAAACAACCGTGGCGGAGGCGGCGGTGGTGGCGGAGTTGTTAAACTTACCGCATTCCAAGCTGTTGGAACAACATCAGTAACTGTCGGAGGTGGCGGAGGACATGGTACAAGAGGAGCAAATGGTGGAACAACATATTTTGGAAATGTGTACGCTTTAGGTGGTGGAGGTGGAGCACACCACGGTCACACAGGTCGAGGCCTAAATACAAACGGTGATATTGTAGCAGCAGGCGGCGGAGCAGGAGGCCATGATGGAACAACTGGAGGAACTGGAACAGTTCAAACAGCATCGAATGGATTAGGATTTTCTGGAGCTCCAGTATATTTTGGTGGAACTAATGGAGGAAACTCAAACGGTGGAGGTTCAAATGGACATGGTGGCGGCGGAGGCGGAGCAGGAGGAAATGGCCAAGACGGTGGATCTAGCAATAATGGTGGAAATGGTGGATCTGCACACTGGGAATCAGATATAGCACCAGGATACTCATTTGGAGCTGGAGAATCTGGAGCTTCTTATAATCAGCATAACAGTATTGGGTCGCACAACGGTTCTTTAATCGGACACGGAGGACGTGGAGGACATCATAATCATAATGGTGACGGAGGGGCAACAGGAGGAGTTGTTGTGAGGTACTACATACCATGAGTTTATACGCAAAAATTGAAAATAATATTGTTTCTAACATTATTGTATGTGATGATGTAAATATAGGTTTATTTGATGGTGTTTATATAAAGATTACAGAAGACACAAATACTCCAGAAATTGGATCAGAGTATAACTCAGAAAAAAATAAATTTGCTGAAATTCAGCCATTTGCATCATGGACATTTAACCAAGATACATTAAAATGGGATGCACCATCAGCAAAACCAACTGGTAACTATCATTGGTCAGAAGAAAACCTAGAATGGGTTGAGTTTATTCCAAAACCAGGACCTAACTATCGATGGGACGAAGAATCTAATAGCTGGGTAGAAAAAGAAGACTAAGGAGGAAATAAATGGCAGTAACATTAGATCTAGTATCTAAGAACTCCTTACCCGCCCTCGGCGGTACTTTGACGTTCAAGGCACCATCAACTAACACACAAGTAAAACAACGTATATTCATTCTTAATGTCGGTATGCTTGTAAATGCTGGTATATATAACCTAACATTTACAAATGGAAACCCTACAAATGTTGCTTATATTAATATTCTAGATGGCGACGGAAACGTGATCGATGAGTCTTTTGAAAACCCAGAGCTTAATGGAACATTTAACTTTAATCCATCAAAGCCATGGGCAAAAATTATTCTTGTTAGCGATAGCGACTATGTTTATTGGCCATCAAATTCAAATGCTGTAGTAGCATCTGGCCTTAGCTCAAATACGAATACTACACCTACAATTACTATTCCCGCTACCCCAGCAACTCAGCTAACAAATACTATTACAACAAGAAATGTTAGCGGGACTGACTATGCGTGGACATATCCTACATATAACGTATCTAATAATGCCTACTATGCTGGTAAAGTTGTAAACTGCTCAACATTTGCTTCACAAGATCTATACTCAAATAACTATCGTGGTGCGTCATTCGCCCACGACTTTGTAAACAATAAAGTTTATATTATTGGTGGAGGCGTATACAATTCAAACGGAGGAGTTCAATCTCATAGCCAGACCATGTATACAGCATTTATTGAGAAAGACATGTCAACACATTCATTTACTGAAACAGCCAAGGCTGCTTATCCAGATTCATTGAATACAATGAATATTCTTATAGCCGCTCCTGGAGATGGAAATGTCTACACATTTGGACAGCACTATTTAGAGACATCAAATGTTCCTACATCTCATTACTACGGAAATCTAGCATACAAGTGGAATGGTACTACAAATACCTGGTCTCCAATTGCTAAGATGAATGGATTCCCGTCGGTATCATCAGATGAGACATTTGTATTCTGCTACCAGGGCAAGGTCTATATATCAGGGGCTCGCTATACAGCGGTAGACAAAGGCTCAAGAGTACTATTCGATTACTGGTTTGGATATTATGATCCAGCAACAAACTCATATACAACAATTAAGAATTTTAAGACAGTGGGACTTTCAGAGGGACCATCATTTACAACCCTTGGAAATATGAATGGTAGAACATACCATGAAGATGCTGACTACCTATATGATAAGTTTAATAATAAGTATTCAAAGTCTGCATATATTGCAACAGGATTCTTACCAACAGCAGTTGAAAAGCCACAATATTGGGCTCCAACACCAGTTCTAAATGTTGCAAAAACTCCTGGAAGTGCTACACAATATGCACACTATACAGAAAATAATAACTACTACTTAGTAGCACAAACACAGTCACAGATTTCTGTCCCATCATACGCTTCTAGGGTATAATAGTTTTATGGCTACAATATTTCCTTCCAGCCCTGCGGTTGGTCAAACATATGAATCTAACGGCATCAGATGGCGTTGGACTGGAGTTGTCTGGGAATTATTTACAGATCCAGCAGTAGTTTTTGATCATACTCATTCTTATGATGGAGATGTTATTACTAGTGGCTATGCTTCTGGAATCTCATTTGACGGCGGGGATGCTAACCCAGCATGATAGTAAATATTCCATTTAGAGTAAGAAGAGATACAACAGCAAACTGGGTATTGTATAATCCAGTATTAAAGTCTGGTGAAATTGGTCTAGACACAACATTAAATAAGTTTAAGTTTGGTAACGGAGTTGCCGTATGGTCAGCATTAGATTATGCAAATGTGTTGTTATCTGATTTAACATCTGCTATTACTGCTCATAATTCAGATACTATAGATGTCCACGGTATTTCAAATACGGCTAACCTAGCCACAAATGTTTCCGTGGCTTCGGATATTGCTAGCCATAATGATGATATTACAAATGTTCATGGAATTGCTAACACCGCTGATTTGGCTACACAGGCACTTGTTGCCACTACCGCCGCATCTACTTTATCTTCAGCTAACTCATATACAGACACAGCCGTTACAAACCTTGTAGGGGCTGCTCCAGCCCTTTTAAACACCCTGTCTGAGCTATCAGATGCCCTAAATGACAATCCTAATTTTGCAGCGGAAATAGCAACGCAGATCTCTAATCTTCAGACCCTAGTCAACAGCTTTGACATAAGAATAACCAGTCTGGAGCTGGGCATTTGAGAATGTCCCATGATATACTAAAGTCGGTGATAATGAATGCCTACATACGATAGTTTATCAACTCAGATTAATGCTCTGAAGACAGAGATGACTTCAGCCATGTCTTCTACGGCTATGAATAGCCAAGACATGATCTTCATGGCTAAGGCATTAGGAGAACTAGGCGGTCTTTTAGGAGTAGATGACATTGTTCAGGCTACTGCTGATAAAATCGTAGAACTTGAAACAAAAACAACAACTTCTTTAGCTTCATTAGAGACAAAGCGTGTAAACTCTTTGTCAGATGTTAACTCAGACAGGGCGACTGCGTTAGCTGATATTGAATCTGCAAGAGTTTCTGCAATTAACCAGGTAACTGGAGCAGGAACATCGCTACATCCATTCTTTACGGTAGGAATATAAAACATGGCAATTAGATATAAGGTCTTAGGACAAAAGTCACCAGCAGCAAATACTAGCTGGGATATTTACACAGTTAGCGGAACAAAAGACGCTATCATTAACTGCATTACAGTAGCAAATAGAAATTCAGACTCTGCTACATATAGAATTTCAGTACGCCCAGACGGAGCTACACTAACAGACGACATGTATCTTGCATATGATGTTCAAATTGGATCAAACCTATCAGTAGCCCTAAATTTAGGTATTACAATCAATCAGAATGATGTTGTTACAGTTCAGTCATCATCTGGACTAGTTACATTTAACGTATTCGGAGCGGAGCTAGACGTCTAATATGGGAATTCAAGCATTTGTACCATCATCAGGCGGAGGAACTCCAGGATTTGATTATATTGCTTCTATTAGAATGAATACATATAATCGATCATGGCCACAACCAGGCGCTTCTGGAAACTATGTAGTAACAACTAACACAGGAAACCCAGGATACGCCTACTTTGTAGGCGCAACAACAACTGGAACTCCTTTAAATAAAGTAATTAACGTTACTCATTCATTTACTAGAATTGATATAGTTGCTCCATCTGGAGACTATGTGTCATTACACAAAGTTGCAGTAAAAACAACAACAGAGTTTTTAAACCCATTTGCAGCATTTGCATCATTCCCATCAATTATATCTTCATCTGGAAACTTTGTGCTACCAACATCAGCACTACCACTAGTGTCAGCTCTTGTAGTTGGCGGTGGCGGTGGCGGTGGAGATAACCACGCTGGCGGTGGTGGCGGCGGCGGCGGAATTATTAAGTTAACTGGATATCAGGCTGTTGGAACAACTGCTGTTACAATTGGCGGTGGCGGTGGAACGAACAGTAACGGTGGTACAACATACTTTGGTAACGTATTTGCACTTGGTGGAGGTATGGGTGCTCCAGGAAACTGGAGTGGAACTCCAACTTCTGGCGCCAATGGCGGTGGCGGTGGCGGTTACAGATATAATTCAGCAGGAGGAGGACACATTTCTTTAACTCCTGGAATTGGAACACAAACTGGAACTGCAACAACTCATGGTGGTCATAACGGTGCAAATGGTGGATTCCACACAGGAAGTAATAGTTGGCATAACGCTGCATCAGGCGGTGGCGGAGCTGGAGGAGCGGGTACTTCAACAGATGGATATTCACCAGGAGGAGGAGGAGCTGGTCATACATCAGACATTACTGGTTCAAACTATATCTATGGTGCAGGAGGGCCTGGAGGATCTCATTCTCCAGATAGAGGATTAGGTTCGCACTCAGTTCATGGTAACTATGGAAATGGTGGTCATGGTGCACATAATGGAAATTATGGAAATACTGGAGGGCAAGGACAAGGAGTAGTAATTGTGAGGTATTATATAACATGATTAAATATGCAGAACTAGATAGCGAAAGCAATGTAATAAATATAATTATCGGGACAGATGTTTTTGTTTCATCATTGCCAGGAATATTTATTAAAGAAACAGATGCAGATGGAGAGGCTGTAATTGGGGCAACATACGATAAGGATCTAAACAAGTTTATTAAACAACAGCCTTATGCTTCATGGACTTTAAATTCTAGTGGAGACTGGGTTTCACCAGTTGAAAAGCCAAATGATGGCAAAAAGTACACTTGGATGGAAGATTCTCTTGAGTGGGAAGAAATTGTTCAAATCGAACTACCACTTGAGCCAGTTCCACCCCAAATATAAAAAAGCATTGACAAAATGCCTCTATTATAGTAACCTATAAGTAGAGGCATTAGTCTTTTTAGAGATAGGTTTATCATTGATTAATTTAAATAAAATTGTTATTGTTGGTGGAGGGTCAGCTGGCTGGATGTCCGCTGCCACTATGGTTAGAGCATTTCCAGATAAGGAAATTGTAGTTATTGAGTCCCCAGATTATCCGATTATTGGTGTTGGAGAATCTACACTAGGCGGAATTACTGGATGGGCTAATTGGATCGGCATTGATGAAAAAGACTTTATGCCAGCAACAGATGCTGTATACAAGATGTCTATTAAATTTACAGATTTTTACAAGAAAGATGCTGGTGGTTTTCACTACCCATTTGGAAAAGTATTTACAGATGGAACGGTTAATGGTCTTAATGACTGGTATGTTAAAAAGGCAAAGTTCCCAGATTTAGATGTAGCAGATTATGCTCGTACTTTTTTTCCAGCCCTTACTTTGGCTGAACAAAATAAACTATCCTGGAATGAATCAGGCAAGCTAGGCAACTTTAACTTTAAGCAAGATGTTGCTTACCATTTTGATGCCACCAAGTTTGGCCAGTGGCTAAAGAATAACTACTGCATTCCTAGTGGAGTTACAGTAATTGCAGATACCGTAACTGAGGTTTCTACAAATGAAGCGGGAATTGAATCAGTAACTCTTACTACTGGAGAAAAGCTAACTGCAGACCTATTTATCGATTGTACTGGATTTAAGTCTATGCTTCTAGAAGAAGCATTAGGTGAGCCATTTGATAACTTTGAGCATATGCTTCCGAATAATAGTGCTTGGGCTACTCGTATTCCTTATACTGATAAGGAAAAGGAAATGGAGCCATACACTAACTGTACCGCTATTGAAAATGGCTGGGTATGGAATATTCCTTCCTGGGAACGTATTGGAACAGGCTACGTATTTAGCGATAAATTTGTCTCTAAAGAAGAAGCCTTAGAACAATTTAAAAATCATCTACGATCAGATAAGATGACTATTCATGATCCAAATCGTGATGTAGACTCATACGAATATCGTTATATTAAGTTTAAGGTAGGAATTCATAGACGGACATTTGTAAAAAATGTTGTCGCCATTGGATTTGCTGCTGGATTCATTGAACCACTAGAATCTAATGGTCTATTTACAGTACATGAGTTCCTAGATAAGCTAGTAAAAACTCTTTCTAGAGGAACAGTCACACAATGGGATAGAGATGCCTATAACTTTGCGACCCGTCGCCAATATTTAGGGTTTAAGGAATTTGTAGCTCAACACTATGCTCTTTCTAACAGAACAGATACTGAATATTGGAAAGCTATTACCGAAAAGACCTATCAGCCAGATGTTCCAACTCTAGAGCCATCTATGGTAGTAGGGTTCAATGATCTAGCAGATATTCATATCAATAGACAAAGATACGACGGAGTTGGAGGAATTCACTGTATTGCTACAGGACTTAACTACTTCCCTGTAAATAAAGACACAGTAGAAAGATGGCATCACTATGATGGTATTGACTACTATGAGTATTGCAAAGAAACCTGGAAAACCTGGGACCTATTCCGAAAAGTTTGGCAGGAAGAGGCAGACGCTTCACCAACTATGTACCAGTGGCTAAAAGAAAATATTCATAATGCTGACTACTAAAGAGATAGTAGAAGTAACTAAGCAATTAGGACATAAGTCTTATTGGACTAAGACAAATATAATTGAATTTTGGGCATTTAGTACAAAGCTCAGTATCATCATTCCTGGACTTCTTTTTGGAATCCAGTTTTGGTGGTATTACATATTTGCCTTAGCTTCAAGTATTGCCTTGATCCTTACCTCAACAGTCAAGACTTTGCCTACAATTATTTATTTTAACGTAGGATGGAGTATTTTGGCTATTGGAGCAATTACTAAACATTTTATTTAGGAGAATAATGAAAAATAATAAAATACTATTTAGTTTAGATGGTCGTGTAAAAGATTATGCTGAACCACCGCTACCTATAAAAAATAACCTAGCTGATTGGTATAGGTCTGCCAAACCGCTTATCGGAGAAAAAAAATTTACTGATGCTAACCCACATCTAGCTAGAAAAACTATGAAGTCTTGTGTACCATTTATGGACTCAATGATTTCTGGATATGTATTTAATACGCCATGCGACTTTAGCATCAAGCATGACCCAGAAAATAATGATTTTTCATTATCGTGGAAAGAGCTTGGGTGGAAATGGATAGAAGATAGAAAAAGCGATATATACCAAGGCTTAACTGTCCCAGATAATTACTATAATAGACAGGTGGCATTTTTTAGTCCACTATATATAAAAACTCCTCCAGGTTATTCTGTTCTTATTACTCAGCCATTTAATAGATTTGATCTACCTTTTATGGCGCTAACTGGAATTGTTGATACAGATGTTCACCCAATGTTTCCAGGAAACTATCCTATATACGCAAAAAAAGGTACGCATGCTTTAATAGAAAAAGGCACACCCCTTCTTCAAATAATTCCATTTAAGAGAGAGTCTTGGTTATCAGAAATAGATGATGATTTAGAAAGAAAAGCAGCAAAATCTAGATTTTCAGCAGCATCTGTATTTTCAAACTGGTACAGAAGAAATGCTTGGTCAAAAAAGGAATACTTATAGTGAAAAATAAAACTATTGAATTTGTAAGAGTTAAGGAGTATGTTTCAGAAGAATATTCTCCAGTTCCAGCTTCTAAAATGTTACCAGAGTGGTATAAAAATTTAGAAGGATATATTACTACTGAAAAAATGCCGTTGGAAGACGGAAATACTCCAGCAACAATAAAAAAGTGTATGCCAGTATTTGATAGCCTAAGTTCTGGATACTTGATTAGAACATACTGTGACATAAGCATTATTTGGGACGGAACTGCGTACGATTATGTTTTACCAAATAGTTATCCAGGTGTAATTACTTCACATGGAATAATGCAGCTTCCAAATCATCCAGGCCTAAATGAAGAATATACCTATGCTCCAAAATGGACGAACCCTTGGGCCATAAAAACTCCTCCTGGGTACTCTTCTCTAATTATTCCACCAATGCATAGAGATAATATTATTTCTATTATGCCAGGAGTAGTTGATACAGACTCATTTGAGGATACAATTAACTTTCCATTTTTACTAAGTAGAAAAGAATTTACTGGAATTATTCCTGCGGGAACTCCACTTGCACAGGTCATACCATTTAAAAGAGACTCCTGGGAATCTAAAAGCTATAAAAATTTAAAGCATACGGAGAACCATGGCAAGCTAGTCAGATCAGTGTTTTTTGAGGGCTACAAGAACCTGTTCTGGAAGAAAAAAAGCTATAAATAATCTACTAGGAGGTATAATAGGAAGGTATGGCTACCAATTTTCCGACTTCGCTGGATAACCTCACAAATCCCGCCAGCACAGACCCAACAGACGCTCCATCGCACTCCCAGCAACATGCGGATGCGAATGACGCCATTGAAGCGCTGGAAACAAAAGTTGGTATCAATAACTCAAGCAATACTTCAAGCCTAGACTATAGAGTACGTCAATTAGAGACTGTACCTACATATACAAATGAAATGGCTCAGGATGCTTCGGCAACATTATTTACCCATGCCAACCACGTTAATATTTCAGCTACCTACGATGATCTATCAAACCAAATAATCCTTTCAGGTCTTGGCGGTGTAGCATCAAAGATCTCCCAGGAAGTAGTTAACAATACTGGGTCAACTCTTTATAAGGGTCAAGTAGTTTATGCAGCGGGAGCAGTAGGAGCATCAGGACAACTAAGAGTAAATCTTTCTTCTAACTCCGCCGAATCAACATCGACTAAGACTTTTGGAATCATGGAAGATACCGTCTTAGACGGAGCAATTGGAACGGTAGTAACTGAAGGTCTAATTGAAGGCATTGATACTTCAACAGCTCAGCCAGGAGACCCAGTATGGTTAGGGTCTACCCCAGGATCTTTAATATTTGGATTGGCGGGGAAGCCAGTAGCACCACAACACCTTGTATTTGTAGGTATTGTAACTAGAGCCCAAGTAAATACTGGCTCTATATTTGTAAAGGTTCAAAACGGGTTTGAGTTAGATGAGCTTCACGATGTCTACATTAACGGGAAGCAAAATAATCAGGTCCTAAGATATAACTCAACTACTGGGCTATGGACTAACCAGACTATAGATAACCTATTTGAGCCAGCAGGTGCTGTCTCAGCACATGAGTCAGACACAACTAATATTCACGGCATCGTAGATACCGCAGAACTTGCTACAAAGGCTTATGCAGATAATGCTGCAACAGCGGCGGCTGCTGCAATTGTAGATGCTGCTCCTGCAACACTAGATACTTTAAATGAATTAGCAGCGGCTATTAATGACGATGCTTCATTTGCAGCTACAGTAACTACTGCTTTAGGGACAAAGGCTCCATTAGCCTCTCCCGCTCTTACAGGCACACCAACTGCACCAACAGCGGCGGTAGGAACAGATAGCACACAGATTGCTACAACAGCATTCGTTATTGATCAGATCGATGCATCTACACAGCCAGGATCTTTATATCAAACAACTGCTCCACTTAATCCAGAGGTAGGACAAATCTGGATTGATGCAGATGATGAAGTAGATGTATTTGATAAAAACATTATTCGTCGACAGACATTTACAGCGGTAGCTGAACAAGACACGTTTACAGTAACAGTGCCATTTATTCCTGGATACGAGCAAGTATTTATGAACGGTATTCTTCTACTTCGCACTACAGACTACACAACCCCTACAGAGCACACAGTCGTATTGACTGCAGATGCAACGGCGGGGGATATCATAGATGTCCTTACAGTAACTAATCTAAATTCAGTAGATGTATATACACAGGCAGAGACAGACGCTCTTCTTGCCGCTAATACTTCAGTAGCCCCATTATCAATATCTGGTAATACTAACTTAGTAGCTAAGAAGAGATATTTTGTTACATCGGCTTCTGCGCTTACATTGACGCTACCTGCGTCACCTGCGCTAAACGATGAGATTCAGATCGTAGATGCTTCTGGGAACGCTTCAACGTATAATATAACTGTGGCTCGTAACGGAAATAATATAAACGGCGGGACTGGCAATTTAATTATTGACAATAATGGTGGCTGGTATACATTACTTTATACTGGTGCTACCTATGGATGGAAGGTTGGATAATGGGAGATATTAGAACTTCAGGTCTCGGAGGCATACCATTTGGCGGAGACTCATTAAGACCATCAAATCCATTACTAGGACAACCATATTTTAATGGTGAAGAAAAAAGACTAGAACTTTACACAACTACTGGATGGCAAAATATTGTTTCAGAAACACCTGGAGTCGTTTCAGTATCTGGCAACTATAATGAATCAATTGGGTCAGCTACTTTAGAGATTACAGGAACTAACTTTTCAACAGGAGCCATTGCTTCAGTGATTGGAACAAATGGGGTAGAGATTAATGCTAACTCAACTACAGTAAACTCAATTGTTTCAATTACAGCAGTTTTTTCTGGATTATCTGGAGCAAATGAGCCTTATGACGTAAAGGTTTTAAATACTTCTAACTTGTTTGGTGTTTTACCAGATGCACTTTATATAAACCAGTCACCTATCTGGCAAACAGCCCCAGGATCTTTGGGTACTTTTAATGAGTTAGTTAATGTTACTTTATCAGCAGTTTCTGCAACAGATCCAGAGTCAACACCTATTGTATATTCTTTAGCACAAGGTTCTTCTCTGCCTAGCGGATTAACATTAAATTCTTCAACTGGAGTAATTTCAGGAATACTGCCAGATATTTCAACAGATACTACATATTCATTTACAATTAATGCATCAGATGGCGCAAATGTAATTCCAAGAGTTTTTAGTATTACATCTATTTCACAAATTTCTATAGAATTGTTAACAATTGCAGGTGGCGGTGGTGGAGGTTCTCAGGTAGGCGGTGGAGGTGGAGCAGGTGGATTAGTCTATTCGTCGGACTATAAAGTTTCAAGAGGTATTGCTACACAGGTATCTGTTGGTTTAGGTGGAGTAGGAGGTCCTTGGCAAGGTTCTGGATCAAGGCCTGGTGATTATGGACAAAATTCAGTATTTGGTTCGATTGTAGCAATAGGTGGCGGCGGCGGTGGCGGTCATGGTAGTGGTGTTCCAGCATCTGGGGCTGACGGATTTATAACTCAAGATGGAAGACCTGGTGGTTCTGGTGGCGGTGGTGGAGCAAATAGCTCTAATGGAGCAGCAGGATCTGCAACACAGACTTCTCCATCTGGAACAATTGGTTATGGTTTTTCTGGCGGAACTGGAACTGTAAGTAACTGGTCTGGCGGTGGAGGTGGTGGCTCTGGAAGTGCAGGATCTAACTCTACGCCAAACGTTGGTGGTGCTGGTGGAGCAGGAAGGCAGTATTCTATTACTGGAACATCTCTTTTCTATGCAGCAGGAGGTGGAGGTTGTGGAAACGGCGCAATAAGTAGTGGCGCTCAAGGTGGTTCTGGAATTGGCGGAAATGGTGCAGGAAATGATGGAAACACTTCTACTAAGTACACAACTAATGGAGCAACGAATACAGGGTCTGGCGGAGGAGGGGCTAGAGATACTGGTCCTGGAGGAGATGGTGGATCTGGTGTAGTTATTGTTGCTTATCCAGATACAAAGCCAGCACTATCTATTGGTTCTGGATTAACATATGATCAACCTACACGTTCAGGATATAGGGTTTATAGATTTACGGCGGGATCTGGAACGGTAACCTTCTAATGTCTAAAGCCAGAGATATAGCAAACATACTATCAGCAAACACAGCTATTGCTACTGATGCTGAGGTTGCTACTGGGATTTCAGCAGAAAGATCAGCCGTTGCTACTTTGACTAATAAGGTTATAGACGGAAATTTAAATACATTTCACGTAATGCGTGGAACAACTGCAAATATACCAAGTACTGGAACATTTGGAGACCAATACTTTAATACAACAGATAACTCTTTGTATAACTATACACAAACTGGATGGAAGAAGGTTTCTTTAGATCCTCCTCCAGGAGTTTCTAGCATTTCTCCAACGGCGGCACCAGCAAACGGAACAGTTATAACAATTACTGGATCTGGATTTAAAGCTGGGGCGGTAGTTCAATTTGTTGGAACAGATGCTATAGCTATTAATTCACCAACAGTAGTGTTTATAAGTGATAATACTATCACTGCAACAACTCAAGGCTTATCAGTTACAAATGAACCTTATGATGTAAAAGTAATAAATAATGATAATCAATTTTCAATATTAGAAAACTGTTTAGATGCTGGTGGAACACCAACCTGGAATACTTCTTCTGGAACAATAGCAAGTGTTTATATGGGTAGTTCATTATCAGTATCTGTTTCGGCTACAGATCCAGATGGTACATCAATAGTTTACTCTTCTTTAAATTTACCAGCATGGGTAAGTTTAAACTCTTCAACTGGAGCACTTACTGGAACGGTTCCAACCAGTGCATCATCAACCACGTACTCATTTAATATTACTGCATCTGATGGAATAAATTCTAGCTCAAGAGCATTTAACCTAGTATCTCTTGCAACAAACTATTTTGGAAATTCTTCAGACGGGGTTGGTTCATACTAATGGCTATTTATTCATTAACGGTACCTAATAAAAACGGAGCCTACGACGGAGATATGGTTGTAAAACAATACTCATCTCTGACAGTTAGTTCTGGTAATACTCTTACCGTAGATCAGCCATGTAGAGGTCTTTTAATATATGTTGCTGGTGATTGTACTATAAACGGAACACTTTCAATGAAGGGTCGTGGAGCAGCAGCAAACCCATCTAATAATGGTGCATCAGATGCAAATCCAGTTAATTCAGATGGATTAAAGTTTCCATTTTTATCAGCCACTGGATCAGAAACATATACACCATTAGCATCATATTTAAATGGATGCGGAACAACAGCTAGAAATTTAATATTAAACCATATTGCTGCTAGTGGAAATGGAAAAACAATTTACGTTTCTAGAACTGGCGCAGCAGGTGGTGATCAGACTGGATCTGGCAACCCAACACCAGCAAATGCAGGAGCAAATGGAACCGTAGGTCAATCTGGTGGAGGAGGAACAGGTGGCGGACACTATAGTGGTGCATATGCAGCTGCAGGTTCTGCTGGTACATGTTTCTCTGGAGGAACTGGTTCTGGGGGAGTTCACCCATCAGCTGGTGGAACTGGAAATGCTGCACAGCCATTCGGTGGTGCAGGAGGAAATGGTTATTATCCAGATGGCGGATATTCAACTCCAGGTGGAATAGGAAATCCAAATGGATTATGGTCTAGCACAAATACTTATTACGGAAATAATAATACTTATAATGGAAACGGTGGAACTGGCGGACTACTTATTTTGATAGTTGGTGGTAATTTAACAATTGGTGCTTCTGGAAAAATTGAAGCAGACGGAGTAGCTGGACCAACATTTATGACTGATAATGAAAGAGCTGGAGGAGGCTCAAGTGGCGGCGGAAATGTAATTGTTGCTTATAGAGGAACTCTAACAAATAATGGATCAATTACAGCTGATGGTGGAACACGTTGGGGCTGGGGAAATCAGTTAGGAGGCGCTGGAGGAAATGGATCAGTTCAATTGCTCCAGGTATTATAATGGCTAAAACAATTAAAGTATGGAGCGGAACTGAGTGGGTAAATGTAGGCATAATGGCTGCTATCCCTCCAGATTATGTAACACAGTCAGATCTTATTCAAAGAAAGAAAGAAGTTTCAGAGTCTGTATCTTCTAACATAACCGCTCAAGTTGGATATCGTTACTTTGTAGATACTTCATCTGAAAGAACTATTACACTTCCTGCTAACCCGTCTCTAGGAGACGAGGTTCAGTTGTTTGATGCATCTGGAACGGCGGGAACACATAACATTATAATTAACCGTAATAATAAAAATATTAACGGGGTAGCAGAAAATGCTATAATTGACGTAGATAAAGCAGCGGCGGTATTAATATATACTGGTCCGACTCTTGGATGGAGACTAGGATGACAATTAAATTCTCAGATATTACTGGTGGAGGAATCCCATTTGGTAATAATGCTGGTCGTCCAGCTAATCCAGGAATTGGAAAACTTTACTCAAATGGTGAAGAAAAAAGACTAGAGCTTTATACATCAAGCGGATGGCAGAATATTGTTTCAGAAACACCTGGAGTAGTATCAGTATCTGGTAATTATCTTGAATCAGTAGGTTCAGCTACCCTAGAAATAACAGGTACAAATTTCACAACAGGAGCAATAGCCTCGGCAATTGGAACAAATGGTGTAGAAGTAAACGCAAGTTCAACTACCGTAAACTCTATAGTTTCGGTTAGTGCTTCTTTTACTGGCTTATCATCTCAATATGAGCCTTACGATATAAAGGTTACCAATACATCTAATTTATTTGGATTGCTTCCAGATGCTCTTTATATAAACAACATTCTTAATTGGCAGACAGCTGCAGGCTCCCTTGGCTCATTTGGAGAAGAGGTCTCTATCTCTTTATCTGCAGTAGCTATAGATGACTCAACTTTGACTTATTCTTTAGCCAATGGATCTTCATTACCTTCTGGAATTACACTAAACTCTTCAACAGGTTTAATATCTGGAACTCTTCCTAATATTACATCAGATACAACTTATACCTTTACAATAAATGCATCAGATGGACTTAATCCAGTAGTACCAAGAACATTTAGCTTTACCTCTAATGTAGCTCCTACATGGGTTACCGCCATAGGATCACTAGGAGAGTTTTCTGCTCAAAGTAATTTGAATATTCAACTCTCAGCTACAGACCCTTCAAATAGTATAGTTTATGCACTTGTAAGTGGTTCATTACCATCTGGGGTGACATTAAGCTCTACTGGTTTAATATCAGGAGTTCTTCCAACAATTTCTACTCCGACAACATATAATTTTGTTGTAAGTATATCTGATGGAATAAACCCAGCAATATCAAGATCTTTTAGCTTAATATCAAATCCTATAGCTTCATCTGTAGAGATGCTCGTAGTTGCAGGTGGTGGTGGAGGAGGTTGTGACCGTGCAGGCGGTGGAGGAGCAGGAGGATTAATTTATAACTCAGCATTTTCTTTATCTTCTAATCAGGCTCTAGTTACTGTTGGTCTAGGTGGAGCTGGCTCTACAGATGACACAATTAAAGGTACTAATGGACAAGATTCAGTTTTTGCCACACAGATAGCAGTCGGCGGCGGCGGTGGTGGATCCGAAAATAGCAAGAGTGGATCATCTGGTGGTTCAGGCGGCGGTGCATCTTATGGTCCAGGATCTCCTGGAGGCTCAGGAACATCTGGACAAGGATATCGTGGAGGAAATGGCAAAGAAAGCGGTGGAAGAGCACCTGGCGGCGGCGGCGGTGCTGGAGCAGCTGGAACAGATGGAGCAGACAATACAAGAATTAATGGTGGAAATGGTTTAGCATACTCAATTACTGGAACATCAACATACTATGCAGGCGGCGGCGGTGCTGGAGATAACAGAGATGGAGCAGGAACCGCAATAGGTGGCTTTGGAGGTCTTGGTGGCGGAGGCAATGGTGGACAAAATTACAATGCTAGCGGCGCTGAAACAAATGGCTCTCCAGGAACCGACGGTCTTGGTGGCGGCGGAGGTGGTGGATCTACGTCAAATACAGGTATAGGTGCAAAGGGTGGTTCTGGTACAGTAATTATTGCATATCCAAATACATATGCTGCGATATCAAATATTCCAAGCACATTAACTTATGATCAACCATCTCGTGCAGGATATCGTGTATATCGATTTACAGCGGGAACTGGAACAATTACCTTCTAGCCTTTAGCACTTATAATTGGTATACTCTATTTAGGAGAATAAATGGCATACAGAGAATCAATAATTTCTGAGTCCCCCATTTCTTTCTGGCCCCTAGATGACGACTCGTCTCTTGGCGTGATCAAGGAAGCAACTGGCAAAGGGACTGATGGTTCATATGCTGGCTCAATTTTTGACAAATCAATACCGCTTGTTGCAAATGGCAAGTATGGAACAAGACTTTTAAATAGCACATCAAGATTACACTTCCCATTGCCTGGTGCATCTGGGAGCGGTACTACATGGGAAAACTCCCATATCTGGTCTAAGGGTAAAGAGAAGCAATCATTCTCAGTAGAGCTTTATATCAAGGCAAATAACTCAGATACAACAATAGACTCAGAAGTTGTAGTCTTTGGAAAGACTTCACCTTCAATATACGGAGTCTACCTACTTGGAAATAAGATTTACTTTAAGCCAGACCCAAACTCTGATTACAAGGTTTCATATCAGGTGCCTGACTGGAATCGTAGATTCCATATTGTGGCTTCATACACATCATCTGAAATTAGATTAATTATCAATGGCACAGATGTTGTGTCAAAAAAATACGAGGGAACATTTCAGTTCTCTGATAACCCTGGCCATATGACTTCATATGGCTCAGCATATCTTTATACAGTAGATGCAGTAGCAATTTATAAGTATGCAATGGGTCAAGTAAATGCTGTAGACCACACATATCTATCTAGAAAGACTTTAACTAAGAATACATATTACAGCAAGAACTCGCAGGTATATTACCTGCCAAATAACGACGAGTGCTTGATTGCATCAAAGTTTTATAATAACTGGACTGATTTCACGCTAAATAATATTGTTCTGAATTCTAGCGGTCAGCCAACTTTGAGATACATTAATGACCAAGAGGTTTCTGGTTCTGGATCAATTACATTTTCAACTGTTTCTTCCAGAAGTTCTGCCACATTAGGGGCTAGCCAGTATTTAGATATTTCTAGCATTACTAGTTTGTCTGGCAGAGGCACAGCAATATCTGTCAGCTTCTATTACAACTCAGCATCTGCATACGGAGCAATTTTATCCGCAGAAGATATTAATGGTGCCCGTGGACTTACTTGCTATACAGATGCATCAAAGCTTTATATAACTGCATACGGCTCAACAACAGAAGTAACTGGGTTGGCGACGGGGTGGCACGAAATCCTTGTAGATAATAATAGTTCTGGAACATCTGTGTATTTGGACGGGGTGCTAAAGCATAACTCCATAACATCAATGAGAATTATAGATAGATGCTATATTGGTCAAGCAGTAGGATTATTTACAACATCCCCAATTTCTTGGGTAGCAGTTAAAGCAAATACTTCAGATGTAGAATTAACTGATTATACATTGTATGGAGAATTAACAGATTTTACATTAAAGTTAAATGGTAACCTTAAGTGGTCTCAAAAGGGTAGCGCAGAAGGCCTTATATACGTTCCAGAGGTCGATTACCATGGATCCCTAGCATTCTATACAGCAAGCTCTGAAAACGTCTCTGTGACCTACAATGGCGGTTTAACATGGCCTAAAGAATCAACCATGCCAACACTTCTCGACAATGATTCAAATCAGGTAAACATTTACAATGTTAAAGTAGATATTCAAACATCTGATTCTAAAGAAGATCTTCCTATATTATTTGAATTGGGTCTTTACACATACACCCAAGGATTAAAGCGGGTAATTGCAGAGAACTCAAATGAACAAGCAACTATTGTTAATATTGATGATGCAGTCATATACGATAATAATCTAGAGATGTTAGATAGACTAGATAGATGTGGAATTAGATTAGCAGGTAGTTCATATCTGACAATCCCGTCACAATCTAAGAATACAGATCAAAACGAGGTTGGCGGAACCAAATCAATCTCCATAATCTTTAAATTAAACGAAGCCCTGACTGGAACCAAGTACATCTTGAAGAGCGGAACAAAGGCGCTGTACTGGGATGGAACTGCTTGGCAATATCCAGGCTTCAATAATATTTATATCAATGGCCAATCTGGGGTCAATGCTACTGCTATGACAGATGACTGGGTTCACGTAATTCTTACATCTACATCCAAGATCGATGCGGGTACAGCAATTTATGTGGGGGCGGATAATACAGGAGCCAACCAAACCGATATTACCCTTGGAGCTTTTGCAATGGCAGCATATACATTAGACGCATTTGATGCTGAGACAGAGTATGAGACATTTGTAGGATACCCAGAGCAAACAGTTGCTACTGAAAACTTTACCCTTCAAGTATTCGATTATGGCCTACAGGCTTACAATTATTCGGTCAATAGAGCATAATTTTGCCTCATTGTAGTACAAACTATAGACTTTAGCAATAAAAGATGGTATCATTAACATATGAAATCAATTAAAACCACGGTTGTCGAGGAAACTACTCTCGGCGTATATATATGGCAGATGCCAGACGGACGCTGGGTAGGAGACGATAATGGTAATTATTTGTCTGTAGCAGCATTTAAAAATGATCAGACAAGAATTGATGCAATCACTGAAGCTGTGAGAGGCTATGGTATTCAGACAGGTAAGGCAGTATTTTTATCTGGTCAGAGAAAGATTAATGATGAGGAATACGAAGAGCAGCAACAGCGCTTAAAGTGGGGATTAACACCAGATCCGCTAGACATTGGTGAATATAAAGATAGCTTAAAGAATTTGAGGAACGACTAATGTCAGACGTAGTAGAAGACGATTCAAGAGAAGTCAATGCAGTAATATCTGGAGACTTCTTTACAGAGAGACCAGCAGATGAGTCAGATCCGTTTTATGTAAAGGCGGATGAGATTGCAAAGTATCGTGGATTCTCTCCAAACTTCAAGAGAAAGAACACAAGACTTCTACAAAAGTTCCAGCAAGGTGCAGATGGAGCAGCTCGATCAAAGAAGTTCGAAGAAGAAATTCTTATGGGCTACGACGTCCTCGACGTAATTACCCCACCATACAACCTAGATTATTTAGCACAGATTTATGAAGTATCATCACCACACTTTGCAGCATGTAATGCAAAGGCTGCAAACATTGTTGGCCTTGGTTATGACTTTACACACACTCGTGCAACAAAAGAAAAGATTTCAGATCTTTCTGATACACCAGAAAGCCTACAGCGATTCCGTGCCAAGTTGGAGCGGATGAGAGAAGACATGTTCGACCTCCTTGAGTCAATGAACCAAGAAGATACATTTACAGAAACATTAACAAAAGTATACCTCGATTTTGAAGCGACTGGTAATGGTTATATCGAAGTTGGTCGTAAGGTAAATGGAGAGATTGGATTTGTTGGACATGTTCCATCTAAGTCAATGCGTGTTCGCAAGCAGCGTGATGGGTTTGTTCAAATCATTGGAAATAAGGTTGTTTTCTTCCGTAATTTCCAGGATGACAAAACAGTAAATCCTATCGGTGATGATGAGCGTCCAAACGAGATTATTCACATTAAGAAGTACACACCAACAAATGGATATTATGGTGTGCCAGATATTATTCCAGCAAAGACTGCATTAGCAGGAGATGAATTTGCACAACGCTTTAACCTAGATTATTTTGAGAACAAGGCTGTTCCAAGATATATCATCACAGTAAAGGGTGCAACCCTTAGCCGTGAAGCAGAGCGTAAGTTGCTTGAGTTCTTCCAGACAAACCTAAAAGGCAAGAACCACAGATCTATTTATATTCCTCTTCCAGCAGATGACGACGGAAATAAAGTTGAGTTTAAGATGGAAGCTGTTGAGGCGGACGTACAAGACTCATCATTTAACAAATATCGTCAACAGAACAGAGATGAAATTTTAATTGCACATAGAACACCAATTTCTAAGTTGGGTCTGCCAGAGGGAATCTCCCTTGCAGCAGCTAAAGATGCAGATAAGACATTTAAAGAGCAGGTTGCTAGACCAGCTCAGAGAAATCTAGAAAAGAAACTTAACCGTTTGATTGCTGAATTCACAGACGCTTTTGTTTTGAAGTTTAACGAACTTACACTCACAGACGAGGATACACAGTCCAAGATTGATGAGCGTTACCTACGAATGAAGACCATTGTGCCTAATGAAGTTCGTGCAAGACTGGGTATGCCAGGCCTGCCAGGAGGAGATTCGCCCGTACAGTTAACAGGACAGCAAGCTGCTGACCAAACTGCAAGAGGAACAGGAAATCGCAGAAGAGATCAAGAAAGAACTGCTGAAGCTACTGATTCCAATGGAGCGGCAAGAAATCCTCAAGGTGAGGGTCGAGTTACGCCCTGATTTTGCATTACTAACAAATAGTTGATAAAATTAGTGTTGCTATGGAGATAAAAAAGGCAAACTGGTATTCTGATGGAGACAGCCTCCGTCTTTCAATGCCTATCGCAAAAGTCGATAAGGAAAAGCGCATCGTATCAGGATTTGCGACCCTAGACAATATCGATCAACACGGAGACATCGTTTCCGCAGATGCTTCTGCTTCTGCGTTTGAGCGCTTCCGTGGAAATATTCGTGAGATGCACCAACCGCTTGCAGTAGGCAAGATGGTTTCATTCCGCAAGGAAAAGTTATTTGATAAGGCAACTGGAAAAGAGTACAGCGGAGTTTTTGTTAACGCATACGTTTCAAAGGGTGCACAAGATACATGGGAGAAAGTTCTTGATGGAACTCTTTCAGGATTTTCAATCGGCGGGAATATTACAAAGACAATCGACGAGTACAACTCAGCACTAGATAAGTCAATTCGTGTTATTAAAGAATACGACCTAACAGAACTTTCATTGGTAGATAATCCAGCAAACCAACTTTCAAATATTGTTTCTATTCAAAAGACCGCTGATGGGACAGTGCTCAAGGGAATTGCAACAGAAACACAAGTTGAAAATGTTTTCTATGATAAGGAAACAGATGAAGTTTATCTATCAACAGAATCAGAATTTACATCACCAACCACAAACGTTAACTTAGAGTTAATTGGTTGGGTAGAAACAGCAGACACCAATAAGTCTGTCGAAATCAAGAGAATCCTTGACTCATACAAGCAGTCTAAGGTACAACCTGATCTTGCAAAGCAGGTTGAAGAAAATCAAGACACAGAAGGAGGTGTTACTGTGGCAGAAGATACAACAATTACCGTTGAAGAGACTCCAGCTGAGCAAGTTGCTCTAGTTGAGGAAGTCACAGAAACGGACCTCGCTAAGTCTGCTGATGCGGAAGCACCAGCAACCGAAGAGGCACCACAGGCAGATGCTGAAACAGCACCTGCAGCCGTTGAAGAAGAAGCCGCTGACATTTCCGAAGTCGAAGTTGAAGAAACTGACTTTGCAAAAATGTTTGATGAAATGAAAAGCTTTATCTCAACAGAAATTAGTAAGACTGCAACAGCTGAGGCTGTTTCAGGACTAGCAGCACAGGTTGATCAGAAAATTGCTGAAGTAACCAACAAATATAATGAACTCGCAGAGGTTGTTAACAATATTAAGGCAACTATCTCAGGCGTCGAAAAGAGGGTCGACGGAGTAGAGAAGGATACTGCGATTCGCAAGTCTTCTGATCTGGACGGGTCAGATGTAACAATACAAAAAACAAACAGCAAGTGGGGCGGGCATTTCCTCAGCGTCCGCAACATTTAATTTATAAAAACAACGGAGGTGAAAATAAATAAATGAGCGATATTCTACAAAAAGTAGTTGATACTACAAACGTTGGATCAGGAAATGGTGGTCTTCTAAACACAGACCAGGCTAACCGATTCATCGATTACATGTTCGATGCTACAATTCTTGCCCGTGCAGCTCGTACAGTTCGCATGCGTTCTAACACAGCAGACATTGACAAGGTTGGAGTTGGTACTAGACTAATGACAGTAGCTACTGAAGCAACCCAAACAGGTGCTAATGCAGCAGTTACATTCTCCAAGATTTCTCTTACCACTAAGAAGCTACGTCTTGATTGGGAACTTTCAAGCGAAGCTCTTGAAGATAACATCGAGGGTGCTGATCTTGAGGATCACATTGCTCGCCTAATGGCAACTCAGGCAGGTAACGACATCGAAGATCTTTTGATCAATGGTGTTGGTACAGGTTCTGGTTTGATGTCAGCGTTTAAGGGATTCCGTGCACTTGCACTTGAGTCAGCAAACGTTGTAAACGCAGGCGGTGCAGTAATCTCTAAGGCAGTATTCAACAGCGCAATCAAGGCTATGCCACGTAAGTACAAGCAACGCCGTAACGAACTTAAGTTCTTTACAGGTTCAAACCTAGTGCAGGATTATCTATACAACTTGACAACAATTGGTTCAGGTGGAACTCCAGAAGACATTGCATCTTCAATTCTTCGTGGAAATCCAAACGGACCAGCTGGTGCTCCAGGTGGTGTAATTCCATTCGCATTCGGTATTCCAGTAGTTGAAGTACCTTTGATCGATGAGACAAAGGACGGAGATTACTCAGGTGCTACAGGCGACCACGGAGATATCCATCTTACATTCGCTAACAACCTAGTTGTTGGTGTTAAGCGTGAGATTCAGGTATACCGTGAATTCAAGCCAAAGAAGGATACAATCGAGTACACAATGTTCGTAAGAACAGGATGTGCAATCGAAAATCCTGAAGCTTTTGTTGTGGTTAAGAACGTAAAGGTTTCAGCCTAACAAATTTAACAACTAAATAGTCTGAAGGGGAACTCCTAAAAAGGGTTCCCCTTTAGTCATATGGGTGCTATAATTAGAAGGAAAAGACTGAGAGGAGAATAAATGTCTTTTAATAATTTGAAGCTTGAGGAGCTTCGTAAGGTCGCAGAAACATTTGCGGTAGATCATGAATCAGCCAAGAACAAGGCAGACCTAATCGCCCTACTCGCAGAAGAGGGTGTAAGCTATGAAATGTATAATAGTTTTATTAACGCTGAAAAAGGCGAAGCAGAAGTAGAAGAAAAGAAAACAACGGGATCAAAGCCAAATACCGAACTCAAGGGTGGCCAAGTCCTAGTAAAGATGGAAAGAATGAACCCAAGATATGATGTAAATGCATTCACATTTACAAAAGAAAATCCATTTATCGTAATGTCTGAGAAAGACGCACAGGAGATTTTTGACACACAGGAAGGTTTCAGACTTGCCACTCCCAAGGAGGTACAGGAGTTTTACTCCTAATTAATTAAATGGAGTTATACACAGGTAGGACCCAAAAGGTATATCTTGATGTTTATGTTAGCGATGAGCTTAGAGACACAGATTCATTACCACAGGTCAATATTTACGATTTAAACACAGACGTTCTTATTGTTGCTGGAACAGCAGCCAAAGAGTCTGATGATGAAGGTCACTACAGCTTTGTAGTCAGAGATGACTTTGTAATGACAGATAAGATGATTAAGGTTGTCTGGACTTACTCTGTAGACTTCAATCAGATGACTACTGTGGACGCTTACCATGTTGTAACTCCATACCTTTCTATTCATGACGTATACACCAAACTACACTTTGGCCGTGAGCCAGGGGATGCTAATTATGTATCATATCATCAGGTTAGAGAGGCAGAGAAGTTTGCAAGATTTATGATAGAGAACTTTACTGGAGTAAATTTTGGAAAACAGGAAAAGACAGTCTCTGCATACGGACAAGACGCAGACGTATTATTTTTAGGAGAAAGAATTATCTCTTACTCTGTTATCAAGGAGAATAATAAGCTTGCTATTGATACCGTAAATTCAATTAATAATTTTAATTTTGCAGTAAACATTACAGAAACAAACCATGCTCTTAGAATTTATTCTGAAGAGGACATTAACGAGGGCGGGATGAAAGATATCGTTTATCCGCACTACGGTAGCTTTGTACAAGGATACAAGTATGACATTACTGGAGTATTTGGATGGAAGTCTGTTCCAGAAAAAGTACAAACTGGAGCACTCATGCTAGTAAGAGATTATTTTAGCAAGGATCATATCTGGAGATCTAGATTTGTTCAGAGCGTATCATACGGAGATACAGATATGGAATTTTCTAAGTTAGCGTTCAGAGGGACTGGTAATTTTTATGTGGATAAGCTCCTTGAAGAGTATAAGTCCACAAACATGGCGGTAATTTAATGATTGGCTCATACTCAGTAGAAGCCAAATACGCAATGCTTGCAGACATTTATCGTGTCCAGCAAAAGCGTGATGAGAATACTGGGGAAATTAAAAGAGAATGGCTATATGCAGAAACTGTATCATGCCTAGCTAAATCGATTATTTCATCTGGCGTCCGCACTCCATCTAATGATAGAACAATTGACAACAGATATATTATTGAAGAGATTATTAAGATCAATACCGTAGAAAAGCTTTCTAGAAATTCTAAGATAACAAACATTAGAGATCTAAAGGGTCAGGTTCTTTGGGAAGAAGCAGAAGTTTTAAATAACCCTCCTACTATGTTTTCCATAGTTGGATCTACTCCAATTGTAGATGCTTTCGGCCAGATCCTTGAATACGAAACAACACTACAGAGGAGCGAAATTCAGAATGCCCTCTCTTAAAGTAATTACAAATGCTTCTGATACTATTGCAAATGCTATGGCATATGTAGAAGGTGTTGCCAAGTCTACTAGAACTTATGAAGTTGACCAGGCTGTAGGACAAGCCGTCACAGCAATTGCAGAGAAGTCTTTAGCTGCATTTATTGACACTGAGGCTAGACTAAGCCCAAAGTCATTGCACCACGTTTATGAGTGGGGCAGAGTGGGAACACCACTGGGAAGATTATGGAAAATAACTGGTCAGTATAAAACTGGCGCAATTGTCTTGTCATCTGACTTTAAGCAGTCACGCACTTATGTACCAATTAAAAACGGGACAGTAAGACGACACAAGTTTACATATAAGGCTGATGTTATGGAAAAGGGGCAGACTGTAAGAATCACAGCAAAGAATGCACAGGCACTCTTCTTCTATTCAAATGACGGCACTCCTGTATTCATTCCAAAAGGACGCTTTGTTACAGTAAGAACTCCTGGCGGAAGAGAAGTTCGAGGGGCATACCAGAAGACAATGTTTAGATTTATTAACTCTGCTAGACTAAATGCTGATATGGCAAAGTCACCTTTGTTTAAAGAGATAGAAAGAGCACAGGCGCTTGCAGGAATGCAAATGCCTAGGTCAGTAACAGGAAAGCAGTCAAGAAGATCGTTCCAGGCAATTGGTGAAGCAACAGCTTCTAAGCATATTCGCCAAGTGGCAAGGTCATATGAGAAAGCGAAGCGTGATGTAAATGGCTGATTATAGCAAGACAGCACTAACTAATGTGCTAAAGGTTTTGTGGCGGGAACTCAAGGATAGCTCAGTACTTAATCCTAATGATTATCCTCCTGTATACAGAGACCCATTTGGTCCAATATTTTCTGTCCAGCAAAGTGGACAAAGAGAACAATTTATTAGGCCAGATGCTCCATACATTGTCTATGACTACGATATCGTAGGATATGACACTGACTGGGTTATTTGCCAAGATAGATTAACATTTAAGATTTATTCAACAACATTAACAGAGACAATCAAGATCATGAATGTCATGTTAGACCTATTTAGAAGATTCGATGAATCTGCTAAGACGGTAAATGAGTATGTGAAGGACGTAGATCCTACCAGCCCATTTGCCTACAAATACTTTTCCCTTACTGAGGCAAACTCACCTAATCCAGCCGCTGAGCTGCAGGGTGAACTAGAGGCTGACCTAGCCATAGTATATTCTTACACTAGGGATTTAAATTCGGAAGGAAGATTTGCCTAATAACCCCAGTTCAAGTATTATTGGATTTGAGGAAATGCCGCAAAACTTATATCCTAAAAAAAGGAGGAGGTGAAATAAATAAATGGCAACAAACGTTCGTAATATTATTATCGGTGCAGCAAGAATTTTCATTTCTGCAAAAGATTCAACATCAGCAGACTGGTCTGACTCATATCAGGACGGTCTAGATCCATTCGCAGTAGCAACACAGCCTACTGGCTCATACGTATCAGACGCAAACTTTGGTACAGGTAAGGTTTTGGATTCAACAAAGTGGAAAGACGTCGGATTCACATCTGAAGGTCTTGAAGTTATGTATGAACCAACATATGGTGAAGTAGAAGTAGACCAGCAGCTCGACGTTGCGAAGCTTTTCAAGTCTTCACAGCGTGTTATGCTTCGTACAACTCTTACAGAAGGTACACTTCGCAATATGATGGTGGTCTTTGGTGAGAAAGAAGCAAATCTTAAGTCTTATGACAGCGTAGCTGACTCCCGTCTTGATCTCTCAGTAGGTGCTCTTAACGAAGAGCCAACAGAGCGTCAATTCATCGCAGTTGGAAACGCACCAACAACTTCAACAGGCGCAGACCGTGAGCGTGTTTACTATGCTCGTCGTGTTCTATCTGTAGAAGCGTCAAACCACTCTCTACGTCGTAACGAAGCAACTGTGTTCCCAGTGACATTCCGTCTCTTGGGTGACCCACGTTACTCAGATACATACGGTAGAATCGTAGATCGCTTGATCTAAATTTAAATCGTAAGATTAGCGGGACCCCCAGAAATGGGGGTCTTGTCTTTTTATCCCTAGTTTGCTATAATTATTAAGACTATTTAGGAGGTCACTTTGGCTACCACACTATACGATACAGTGGAAATTGAATTACAAGACGGAAGAAAGGCAATACTTAAGCCACTTCCAATTAAGCGACTAAAAGAATTTATGAAGGTCGTTACTAAGCTAGATACAGTAAAAGACGAAGAAGAAGCAATTGATATTTTTATCGAAGCAAGTGCTATTGCTCTTAGAAAAAGCTTGCCAGAATTAGCAGCTGATAAAGAGGCCCTAGAAGAGGCCCTAGACGTTCCAACTATTTGGAAAATCATGGAAATCTGCGGAGGAATTAAACTTGGTGATCCAAATTTAATGGCGGCAGCGACCAAGATGAGTGGGACAAACTAACTAATAAAACTAAGTCTTCCTCAAC